AGCCTTGCGTTATTTTCTTTAAATCTGCCTTATAACTTGTTTTTGAGATAAAATATAAATCGTATGTTAATCCACTACCATCTTCTGTTTGTGCAACACTATCAATTCTATAAATCTGTGCCTTTAGTCTTAATTCTGTTCCAAAATCATATGCTTTAATAAAAATATCAAGTTCTTCTTCACCATATAAACCCCAATTTTCTAATAATCCTACACTATCATAGCAAGAAATTGTGCCCGTCCAATTTGCTTTTTCTATAGAGGTAGCTAAAGTAAAACGACCGATAAGTCCGGTGATGTTTTTTGTTTCACCGAAAACGTTCTTTACAATTGCTTCTTCTACACGAGCAAATGATGGATTAAAGGTTTCAGTCATTTACTATCCTGTACTTTCTGTCAGATTCTTTCTTAATTCTGCATTGATTTGAGAAACATAAGCTCTATCAATTAAAAATATTTCCTTTTTCTTTTCATTAAGTGCGAATTCGTAATCAAAATATCTGTAAGGTTGCCATTCTTCGGGAATAATCCTTTTAATGATGATTTTCTCACCACGTTCTGTTCTTAGAATGACACGGTCTTCTCTACGAAGATAAATCGTCTGAAACGATTCCGGTGCTAAAATAATATCATCTACTGCCATTAGGTTTCAAACCTCCTTACATAATATACAATGTTTTGGTCATTACCTTCATCTTGTAGCCAGTCAATAACATCTTCACCTACCTCTCCTGATAGTTCTGAATATTTTTCAACAAGGTAATCATTGAATGTTTGTTCGTTCATAGGCCAATCATGATATGGGTCCATCATATTATTTGACAAATAGATTAACCAAACATAATCTACTGAACCATAATATGATAAAGCAATATCTTCTGCTCTTTCATTACTCTTAACCGTATATGGATAATAAAGGTATGGATTATTTTGAACTGCCCTTAGAAATGAGCTGCGGCGAGATATATCTCGTACTTTTCTTCCTTGGTATTCTATGACTGGAAAATTTTTAAAATATTTCATAAGCTATTCGTGTCTTTATTGTTGATTAAAACCACCGCCTCCGCCGAATCCAAATGTATCTTGTCTGTCAAAACTTCTTTTACGTGTTTTCTCAGGTTGATTCGAATTCGGTTTGGAAGAATCTTGAACGTCTTTATCAACCCTTTCAAGCGTATATTCTGGGCCGCCAAAGTCTCTCTCTTCTGCTCCATAATCCTCACCACTGTGAATAACAAGTTCTTGAAATGTCATTGATAATTTAATTCCGGAAGGTCTTCCACCTTTTGCTATGACAACACTTCCACCTGGACCATAATCCACATCACACGATACGCACATGGCAGGTTTAAATAGTGGGAAATGAGATTCATCAACTCCTATTAAATTAGTAATTACTGTGTCTGGATATGTGAGGAATGTTCTACCAAGAATTGCACCGGTTGTAGCTGAAGGATCTCCACTAATTTCAGCAAGTGTTTGTGCCATTCCCGCGCCTGTTGTTGTTGGTAAAATTCTTTGTTTAATACCATTTACTAATGCTTTAATTCTGCTTGAATCTTCTTGAGAACTTGGATATAAATCCCATTCAAATGTATATTGTTTTAAATTAACACCTTCAAAGGCCAATGTTTCTTGTGGGTTTACAGCCATACCAGAATCCATTGCTAAAGTTTTACTCAAATCTCCTGGTAAGTTTCTTGCCAAATATGAACCTAATAATTTTGCACTACTTGTACCTATTTTAAGAGTTGCGGCCAATTGTTCAGATATTTTACCTGCCACTCCAGATACGCCACCTTTTGCATATTCCTGTTGATACTCTGTTCCAATAGATTGAAGTTTTTCGGATAGACTTTTAACTCCTTCTTTTGCTTCACCTGCACTTCCTGGTTGTGAAGCCTTAGAAAATAAATTTGTTATACTTTCACCAATAACAGATTGGATTAATTCTCTTTCAAATCCATTAACTGATAATCCTGTAGCATCAGTCAATGTTGTAGGAAATGGCAAATCAATTACTAAATTACTTTTTACAGCTACTTTTTTATCACCTTCTCCTGTGCCATAAAAAGCTGTAGCATCTCTGGAACCTCTTCTTCCTGACTCTTGAACAACAAATGCATTGAAATCATAATTTTTAAAAATGAACTGTATGCCGTGTGGTGAAAGTGGAACTACAGGGAATTGTAATCTTTGAACTCCTGTCTTTTTCGCCGACATAACTGACTCAGGTCTGTTTGATCTCAGACTACCTTTTCTTGCGTTGTTAGATTTCTTTACCGCGCCTGGTCCCATGTTTGTTTCCTATGTTTGCTTTATACTTTTGTTGGATTTGAATAAATACTCATAAGGTTATTTATATACAAATGCGGACATTAGATTATGGCATATAAAGGACGATTTCGTCCCAAAAATCCTTCCAAGTATAAAGGTGACCCAACAAAGATTATTTATAGGTCTTTATGGGAATTTAAAGTTTTTAAATGGTTGGATTTACACAAAGATGTGATATGGTGGCAATCGGAAGAAGTGATTGTTCCGTATCGCTCACCCATTGATGGAAGAATACATAGATATTTTCCAGATGTGATAGTACATAAAAGAGACGGGTTAGGGAATCCGCAGACCATTATGATTGAAATTAAACCAAGTGGTCAATGTGTTCCTCCAGATCCTAAAAAGAAGAACGCTACAAAAACCGGTAGGATATCAAGAAGGTACCTAAACGAAGTGAAAAGATACGGAATAAACGAGGCCAAATGGAAGGCTGCAAGGAATTTTTGTGCAGATAGGGGTTGGCAGTTTACAATTATGACAGAAAAACATATCCCAGGGGCTCGATAAATGGCAGCAAGACTGTTTACAGACATATTAGCTAAAGGTATTAGAGCCGGTCAAGTTCCAGCACGAACAGAAAAAGCAAGAGAATGGTATCGAAACCAAGCCAAAAGAGCAAGTAGTTCAAAAGAATTTGGAGAAAGTGGTGCAATTACGGGTGAAAATATACTAAAAACATCTGGAAGTAAATCAAAAGTTGCAAAACAAGTTATAGGTAATATGTACCTATTCCGATATGACCCAAAACATAAAGATACGCTACCATATTATGATAGGTTTCCTCTAGTTTTTCCAATAAATAAAGCTAAAGGTGGCTTTTTAGGTATTAATATGCATTATCTACCACCTCAGCTGAGAGCTCAACTTATGGATGCGTTGTATAGTACAACAACAAATAATAAGTTTGATGAGTCTACAAGATTGAGAATATCTTATGACATATTAAACAAAGCATCAAAGTTTAAATTCTTTGCACCTACTGTAAAGCATTACTTGGGGAATCATGTTAAAAGTAGATTTGTATATATGAACCCATCGGAATGGGATATTGCAATGTTTTTACCATTACAAGAATTTGTTGGAGCCTCAAAACAAAAAGTTTGGGCAGATTCAAGAAAGATTATAAGAGGATAATAGAGTGCCATTCGACATTAATAAATTTAAAGGGGCCATGCAAAAACATGGAGGCCCTGCAAGAGAATCTTTATTTGAAGTCCAAATTAGTAAAGAAAATCCAGCCCAGAAAAATTTTAATAGCAGAGATTTAACATTCTTTTGCAACGCAGTAACCGTTCCTGGCATACAAATTAACACTGCTGATTATGCACCTGTTGGTAGTTTAGAAAGAAAATTTCCACAAACAATGACAAATAGTGGTGTTTCATGCACATTTCTGGTAGATTCTGACCACGAAGTATTATACTTTTTCCATCGATGGATGCAGTCTGTATTAAATTATGGTACAAAGGGTGGATATAATTCAGAAGTAGATGACAGATACAAATATGAAGTCGGTTGGAAAAAAGATTACGCATGCGAAATGACAATAAGACATTATTCGACAGAAAGTTTTGATGACAAATATTATGAATGGAAATTCCATAATGTTTGGCCCACAGCTATTGGAGATTTAGATTTAGCGTGGAACAATAATGATTCATTCTTAATTATGAGTGCAGCATTTGAATTTGATAATTTTGATGTGACTGGTGAAAAAACAGGCACACCAGACGATGGAAGAAGATCAAGGGGCGGTGGTCTATTGGATCTTCTTGGAAGACTTGGTGGTCTTGCAGATACAATCGGTGGTATTAGAAAAGGTGGTAAACCACGAAGTATTCAAGACGCAGTGAACAGAGTGAATAGATTGAGAAACTCTTTTGATAGAGTTACAGATATATTAGGTTAATTATAGGAGTATATTATGGCTTTGCCAAAAATTGATTTGCCGTTATTTGAGGTAGATTTACCCTCAACGGGCGAAAAAATAAAATTGAGACCATATACAGTTAAAGAAGAAAAAATTCTTCTTGTTGG